CAAGATATGGTTGAAGGACAAATGGTAGCAAAAGCTCCACTTGAAGTTATTCAACAAAAAACAGGAGTCAATCCATTCATTATGCCTCCTGAAGATTTGCCTAAATCAGATGAGGAGTTAATGCTTTATATGCAGTTAAATTATAAACCTGCTATTGAGATTGCTGAAGAAGAAGCTATTAATACAATCTTTGATGAAAACCATTATCAAGATATTAGAAAAAGAATAGACTATGACTTAACGGTAATAGGAATTGGTATAGCAAAACACGAATTTCTTTTAGGTTCAGGTGTATGTGTTTCATATGTAGACCCTGCTAATGTTGTTTATAGTTATACTGAGTCACCAACTTTTGATGATTGTTTTTATTGGGGTGAAATTAAAACACTTCCAATTACAGAATTATTAAAAATTAAACCTTCATTAAAAAAAGAAGAGTTAGAGAAAATATCTAAAAGCAGTCAAGGTTGGTATGACTATTATAATGTATCTCAATTTTACGAGAACAGTTTATTTTACAAAGATACTTGTACACTACTTTACTTTAATTATAAAACAACAAAGAAAGTAGTATATAAAAAGAAATTACTTGAAGGCGGTGGTTCAAGGGTTATTGAAAAAGATGACACATTTAATCCTCCTACTGAAATGATGGAGGAAAACAATTTTGTTAAAATTGAAAAGACCATTGATGTTTGGTATGATGGTGTAATGGTTATGGGAACAAACATTGTCATTAAGTGGGAAATGGCCCAAAATATGGTTCGCCCTAAATCATCATCTCAACATGCACTACCAAATTACGTTGCTAATGCTCCAAGAATGTATAAGGGTAACATAGAGTCTTTAGTTAGACGAATGATACCATTTACTGATTTAATACAAATAACGCATTTAAAGTTACAGCAAGTAATTGCAAGAGTTGTCCCTGATGGTGTCTTTATTGACGCTGACGGATTAAATGAAGTAGACTTGGGTACAGGTGCTGCATACAACCCTGAAGATGCATTAAGATTGTATTTTCAAACAGGTAGTGTTATTGGAAGAAGTTATACTCAAGAGGGTGACTTTAACAATGCAAAAGTTCCTATTACTCAATTAACTTCAAATTCAGGATTGAGCAAAACTCAAATGTTAATATCTAATTACAACCATTATATGGATATGATTAGGTCTGTAACGGGATTGAATGAAGCAAGAGATGGAAGTACGCCTGACCCTAACTCATTAGTTGGAGTTCAAAAATTAGCAGCATTAAATTCAAATACAGCAACAAGACATATACTTGAAGGTGGTTTATATATCTATAGAAGTTTAGCAGAAGCATTAACTTATAGAGTAGGAGATATATTAGAGTATGCTGATTTTAAAGATGATTTTGCAAATAAAATTGGAAAATATAATGTATCAATATTAAATGATATTTCTGATTTATATATTTATGACTTTGGAATTTTTATTGAAGTATCTCCTGATGAAGAACAAAAAGCACAGCTTGAAGCAAACATACAAATGGCTTTATCTAAGGGTGATATAAATCTTGAAGATGCTATTGATATTCGAGAATTGAGAAATCTCAAACTTGCAAATCAATTGTTGAAGATGAAGAGAAGTCAGAAGCAAGATAGGGAAGACCAAAATAAAATGCAGATGCAAGCAATGCAAGCGCAGCAGCAATTGAAATCTCAAGAAATGGCAATGCAGACTGCTATTCAAAAAATACAAATGGAATCTGAGGCTAAGTTAAAATTAAAACAAGCGGAGGTTCAATTTACTATTCAGCAATTAACAGCAGAAGCTCAACTCAAAAAAGACTTAATGGCAGTAGAGTTTGATTACAATATGCAATTAGGTGGTTTACAACAAAACAACTTGAAAACTAGAGAGAATGAAAAGGAAGATGCTAAAGCAAAAAGAATAAGCCAACAAAATACTGAACAATCAAAATTAATAAATCAAAGAAAAAATAACTTGTCCCCTATAGACTTTCAAAATACTGAAAATAATATAGATGGATTTGATGTACCTCAAGGCAAGCCTATGACTTTTGAGTCAAATGAGGATAGTTTAGATGGCTTTGATATGAGTGAATTTTCACCTCGTTAAAATATTAATTTTTTTTGTATAACTTTGTAAAAAATAAAATCAAATAAAATGGAAATGAAAGTTAGATTGCTAGACGGAGCAGAAGAAAAAGGAGTTGCTCAAATAGAAGAAGAATTACTTGCAAGACACGAAGAGTCATTATCAACAGATAATAATTTTGAACCGCAAGAGCAAGAGCAAGAGCAAGAACAAGAGCAAGAACAAGAACAGGAATTTCAACTTGAAGAAGAATTAAGCGAAGAAAGAGTTCTTTCATATATTGGTAAAAGATATAATAAAGAAATTAATTCATTTGATGAATTAATGGCTGAAAGAAATATCACAGAAGAAATTCCTTCCGATGTTGCTGCTTATATGAAATATAAGAAGGACACAGGAAGAGGGTTTGAAGATTACATAAAGTTAAATAAGGATTTTGACAATATGGATTCTGATGACCTATTAAAGCAATATCTACATTCTACAAATTCAGATTTGGATTCAGATGATATAGATGCATTAATGGAAGATTATTATTTCGATGAAGATTTAGATGATGATTCTTTTATTAAGAAAACAAAGATTGCAAAGAAAAAGGCTATTGGAGAAGCTAAGAAATACTTCAATCAACAGAAAGAACAATACTCTGCACCCCTTGAGTCAAGAGGTTTAGATGTTCCGGATGAAGAAAAGGAAGTATTCGAGGCATACAAACAATACACAAAGGAAGCAGCGACTATTGACGAATCAAACAAGCGCAAGCGAGAATGGTTCGACCAAAAGACAAATGAAGTTTTGAACGATGATTTCAAAGGTTTTGATTTCAACATAAACGATAAGAAATTTTCATTTTCTCCCGGTAATCTAAGCGAGATTAAAAAAAATCATTCATCACCACAAAACTTTATTAATAAGTTTTTAGATGAAAATGGTTTAATGAAAGACGCAGAGGGATATCATAAATCGTTAGCTATGGCAATGAACCCTGAAAAGTTTGCTAAGTTCTTTTATGAACAAGGACAAGCTGATGCAACGGATGATGTTACGCGTAAGATAAAAAACATAAACATGTCTGAGCGTAAAGTATCTGAAGCAGGTTCAAGAACCGAAGGCGTACAGGTCAAGTCTCTAAGCCCTGACTCCGGAAACGGACTAAAAATTAGAAGTATGAAAAGAATTTAAAAACTAAAACAAAAAAAAATGTCAATATTATCAACACCAACTTTTGGTCTTACTCCTAGTTCGGAGCAAGTTCCATTATCAACAAACTACATTACTAACTTCGACTTCCTAAATCAGTATCTTCCTGATACTTATGAGAAAGAATTTGAGCGTTATGGTAATCGTACAGTATCTTCATTCTTGCGTATGGTAGGAGCAGAGATGCCGTCAAACTCAGACATGATTAAATGGGCAGAGCAAGGTCGTCTACACACTAAATATACAAGTTGTGTTGTAACTGCTGCTGCTGCTGCTACTCAGTCTGTATACACTATTACAGATGCTACAATTACTACAGGAAACACTATTGCAATTCGTTTAGGTCAAACAGTTATGATTTATGATAATGCTACGGGATTATCAAATAAAGGAATCGTTATTGTTGCACCTGCAGGAGCAGGTCCTACTTATACTATTACAGTAGCTTATTACGAGCAAAATGGGCAAGCATTTGCTGCTTCTTCAACTTGTTCTATTTGGGTATATGGTTCAGAATTTAAAAAAGGAACAAATGGAATGTCAGGTTCTTTGGAAGCTGAAGATACTATTTTCTCAAATTCACCAATTATCATCAAAGACAAGTATGCAGTAAATGGTTCAGACATGGCTCAAATTGGTTGGGTTGAAGTAACTACTGAGAATGGTGCTTCAGGATACCTTTGGTACTTGAAATCAGAGCATGAAACTCGTTTACGTTTTGAGGACTATCTTGAAACAGCAATGGTAGAAGCAGTTCCTGCGGGTGCAGCTTCAGGTGTTGCAACACAAGTAACATATGCTGCAGCCGGTAATAAAGGTTCAGAAGGTGTTTTCTATGTAGTAAATAGTCGCGGAAATGTATGGGGTGGTGGTAATCCAACAACTCTTGCTGATTGGGACACTGTTATATCTCGTTTAGATAAGCAAGGTGCTATTGAAGAAAACGTACTATTTGTTAATCGTGATTTTGGATTTGACGTTGACGATATGTTAGCAGCACAAAACTCTTATGGAGTAGGTGGTACTTCTTATGGTCTATTTGACAATGACAAAGACATGGCTTTAAACTTAGGCTTTACAGGATTCCGAAGAGGTTATGATTTCTACAAGACTGATTGGAAATACTTAAATGACCCAACAATGCGTGGTTCTATGCCTACAGGTGCAACTGCATCAGGGAACATTACAGGACTTTTAGTTCCTGCAGGTTCAACTAATGTATATGACCAAGTTATGGGTAAAAATGCAAAGCGACCTTTCTTACATGTTAGATATCGTGCTTCTGAAGCAGAAGATAGAAAATATAAGACTTGGATTACAGGTTCAGCCGGAGGTGCTCAAACTAGTGACTTAGATGCAATGGAAGTTAACTTCTTATCTGAGCGTGCTGTTTGTACTTTAGGTGCGAATAACTTTGTATTATTCCGTTACGGAGCATAATAACAAATGATTAAATAAAGAGAGGGACATCAGTGTCCCTCTCTATTTTTTTAGTAACAACTTAAATTAAATAAAATGAAAACAAACACAACATCAGTAGATAAGACCTACAAATTAAAAAGCGATGCAACGCCAATATCTTTTACGTTGCCATCTAGAAACACATCTAGATACCCACTTCTTTATTTTGATGAAGAAAAAAACATTAACAGACCTTTGCGATATGCAAGAAATCAAAAATCACCATTCGAAGATGAGCAAGACGGAAACTTTCTTCTTGAACCAATAATCTTTGATGATGGGTTTTTAACTGTTCCAAGAACAAATCCCGTGTTACAACAATTTCTACATTATCATCCATTAAATGGAAATTCTTTTGTAGAAGTAAACAAAACAGTTGATGCTGCAAAAGAAATTGAAGATTTAAATTTTGAAGTAGACGCATTAATTGAAGCAAGACAATTAAGCATTGAGCAACTTGAAGTAGTAAGTAGAGTAATGTTTCAAAAAGATGTTACAAATGTATCAACTGCAGAATTGCGTAGAGATGTATTAATATATGCTAAAAAAGAACCTAGGTCATTTTTAGAAATACTTAATGACCCTTTACTTAAATTACAATCAAACGTGCAATTATTTTTTGCTCATAACTTATTGCAATTTAGAAATGGACAAAGAGAAGTATGGTTTAATACAAAGAGCAATAAGAAGAAAATGATGGGCATACCATTTGGTGAAGACCCATATGAAACAGTTGCTTTATTCTTAAAGTCAGATGATGGTATTGAGGTTTTAAAGTTCTTAGAAATAAGTCTAAAATAATTACTATATTTGCATTGTTATTAACAACTAAAACATTTTAAAATGAACAGAAAATTTTTACAGTTTACCATCGGGGCTTCGAATTCCCTTATCAAAAAATTCGTACCATGTAATAATGAGTGGTTTATTGAGTATGCTAGTACAACTACTCTTACACTAAAGACTGTGGAGGCAGTAGCAATAAATACTGCAATTTCACCTGCTTTAACAACCCTTTCTAATTACATTATTACAATTACGTTTACTACTGCTGACGCTAGTTATGCATCTCATGATGCTGTTATGAATGCATTAGCATCTGCTAATGGTTCGTCATCAGCACCTACAACTCTTATTGTTCCTGCATTACCAATGGTTGGAGCTACGCAACAATTGATTACTAGTGTTACTTTAGCGTAATATTAATTAATTTTAAAACAAAGAGGCACTTTAATAGAGTGCCTTTTTTTTTATTATCTTTGTAGTATGATAAACTCTGTAAGGAATACTGTAATTGCTATTTTAAATAAAAATAACTACGGATATATTTCTCCATCTGATTTTAATTTGTATGCTCAACAAGCACAATTAGAATTATTTATGAAATATTTTTCTGATTATAATACAATTATAAACAAGGAAAATTCTAGGGTATCAGGAACAGATTATGCTGATTTTGGAAAATCTTATTCTGAACAAATAGAAGAGTTTATAGTAACAAATCCATTAACAAATACATCAATAACCACTACTTTATCAAATACATATTACCTTCCATCTTTAGTGACCACAGGAGATGAAGAGTATATAATAAATAAAGTATTGTGCTATTCTAAGATACTTTCAAGTGGTGTAAACACATCTGTTGTACCATCACAATTAATAGATTTATTAGCTAATTTTTCTTTAGCAGGAGTTTCAGTTGGAGATATT